ATCAGTTAAAGGATTATAAGCGTCATGTGTGTCAATTATTTCTAATTTAGATGTTTTAATATTTTTTACTAACCATACCCATCCAGAACCAAAATGACTTTTAGCTTTATTTATAAATTCTTGTTTAAATTTATCATATGAACCAAAATTAGAGGCTATTTGAAGTCTTAAATTTAGTGACATTTCTCTATAATTAGGTGTCATACAATTCCAATAAAATGTATGATTCCATACTTGTGCTGCATTATTATAAATATCAGGAAAATCTCTTAACACATTTTTATCTAATAAATCAATAAGACGTAATTTTTCTTTGTTAAACTTAGTCATATCAACTAATTTATTTAACTTATTTACATAACCTTGATGATGTTTAGTATAATGAAAAAATAAAGTTTCCTTACTAATATATGGTTCCAAACTATCCATATTATATGGCAACCCTTCTAATTGTATAGGAAATGGGCTAAAACTATATGTATTATAGTTATAACCTTTTCTAGAATAGTCTATTAATTTACTTGTTGGCTTACAACCTAAAAGTGCTAACAAATCTTCCATAAATACAATAAATACTATATTTATAGAAAATAATTTATGATATCAATTAATTAAAATCCAAATAACGATTTGAAAAATGAAAAGAATGACATAAAGAAATCCCATAAAAAGTTATTGTTATTAACAGTTTGTAATTGTGTTTCATCTTGTTCGTCTTCATCTTCATATTCTGATGAATATTCATCAACTTGTGAAAATTCAGAAGATTCATAGTCAACTAATTCTGTGTCCGATGTTTCTTCATATTCGTCTCCACTTTGAATCTCATCAAGTTTTCTTTTGTATCTTTTTCTAAGACTACCATGAACTTCGAGAGAGCCTTGAGAATCTTCAGAACTCGTTGTTGTAAGTTCTTGTTGAAACTCTCTCAATCTAATATTTAAAATTCTTCTCCACCATTTTTGAATAGTAATAGCTGCCGTGGTATCTTTTTCACCTTGTGGTGTTAAAAAGGTACTCGGTGGAGTATCAAGTGTTGATGTACAATATCTTCCGTCTTCTGAAAAATAAAATCCCATTTATGTTTATATAAAAACAATTTATTTTTAAATTCAATTTAATTTAATTAATTTATTTGTTTATTGTATAATAACAAAAATGTCAGTTGCAACTCCTAAAACTAATCCGGAAAGACGGATATATAATTTATTGCCCGATAAGCCTGATGATAGAGATATTATGTTTAAAGCTGAACGATTATTAGGAACTACACCTGTAATTCTTCCACCTAGATATGATTTACGAGTAACAGGAGCAGTTCCACCTATTTTAGATCAAGGAAGTATTGGTTCATGTGGTCCAAATCAAATTAGTAATGCTTTACGTTTTTGTTTAAGAAAATTAAAAGCACCAGCTGATTTTCAACCATCAAGATTATTCATTTATTATTTTGCTAGATTAACTGACGGTTCACCACTAAATGAAGATACTGGTATCACAATTAGAGGTGGTTTAAAGGCTGTGCAAAAATATGGTGCATGCAGTGAAAATAATTGGGGATATAATGTTACAAAGTTTACAGAAAAACCATCGGAAACTGCTATAAAAGCAGCTCAAAATCATATTCCAGGATTTAAATACATTAGAGTTCCTCAGAATCTAACAAATATTAAACAAGCATTATTTGGAGGATTTCCTATTATTTGTGGTATTCAGTTATACACATCATTTGAATCTAAAAGAGTTAAATCAACTGGATTAGTACCTATTCCTAATCCAAAAAAAGAAGCCCTTCTTGGAGGACATTGTGTAGCTATTGTTGGATATGATGACGTTCGACGTATTTTTATTATGGCAAATACGTGGGGTAATTGGGGTAATAAGGGTTACTTTACTCTATCTTATGATTATATTATTAATCCTGCATTAGCTTCAAATTTCTGGATTGTTACCTTTTTTAACTAAGTTCTACGTAAATTGTTAATTCGTTTTGGTATTACAGTTACCATTATACTAATATAAATAAGAAGTATACACATTACTGATACTACACCAATTATAACATATATATATGGTAAAAGTTGTTCAATAATGTCTTGTGAAAGTTTGTCTAATGTTAAATTACCTAAATTGTCCAAGTTGTTAATGTTTGGAATTGATGACATTTTAATAAATATCATCAATTTTCTATAATTCAATTTTCTATAATTCAATTTTCTATAATTCAATTTTCTATAATTCAATTTTCTATAATTCAATTTTCTTAATTCAATTTAATCTTGTAAAAAAACTGTTATTGGAAAGCTACCGTATCTATACATATCTGTAATATTTACTATGTTGTCTGTGTCTATAATTTTCCCACGAACTTTTCCGTTTCCGTATAACATGTCTACTTCTATTAAATTACCGGCAAAAACTGTTAGTTCATCATCATTTTTAGCTCTATAATTAGAAATTGCTGGGAGGATTATGTTTTCAGGAATATTAAATTTACCTTCAAGGCGAGCACGAGTAAAATATGATTTTAAAATATCAGGTAAATTTTCTGAAATAGAGAGTAATGTATATGAACTTCCTTGATTATCTGAAAAATATGTCTCAGTATCTTTATTATCCATTGAATATATACTTTTAGATTTTTTTTGAGTAGGAGTCAATGGTGAAGTCACCTTTCTTGGTACATATTTTCTAGTTTTAAAAATATTACTAACATTACTACTTGTTGTACTTGATGGAGTTATAGTTGATGGACTTACTTCACCCATAAATGGATTAAATGAGCTATCACTGGAAACTGGTGAAACTTGATTGGATGTCAGAGCATTAAGTTTTTCTTGAATGACTTGACGTCGTTTAAGTATTTGAGGTCTATGATAGATATCAGCCTTTGCTAATTCTTTATTTAATTCTTCTAAAATTACTTTTAATGAATGTTCTTGATTTAATTCATCTAATAAGACATCAATTTTCTTATAAACTTCTTTATTTTTTAATTTATCTGATAATTCATCAATTTCTTCTAAATATTTATCAAAAATATTATTTTCTGGACCCTTACCACTTTGTACACTCCCCCCAATTTTATTTTTTTCTATAAATTTAATAACATTTTTTGGAATATCTAAACGTCTCTCTTTAATGATTTTTAATATTTTGTCTTTTTGTTTAAGAGAAATTTTAGAGTTTGACTTGTTAATAATATCTAATATATATTTCATTAAATAACAGTATCTACCATTCCATTTGTTTATGTCTTGGGTATATCCTGATTGCTCTAAAGATATTTTACATAAAATTTGACTATGACCCTTACATATGTTTAGTAACTTAGGATTCTTTTCGCATGCTTGTGCTAATGTTTTTATATTTACTCGAAACATTTATATTATAATAAACATATAAAATAAATTATAACAAAAAATAAATAAATCTAATTAATTTCTTCTTCAATTTCATTTCTAGGTGTATAAGGAGGTGGAGGTTCATCATATGGTGGAAGAATTTCTAATTCTACATCATCTTTAGCTTTTAAACAATTTTTAGCCATACGATATAATAAAATACTTGTCCAAACCATTAGATTAACGACCCCAAATACTATAATAAATTCCATTTAATTTATATTTAAACTTATGTTTAAATATATATAATTTAAGTGAACCATTTATTTTAAAAATAATGTGGACCATAGTCACATAAAATTTCTTTTAATGGTCTAATATTTCTTGAAGCAATCATGTAAACATGTGTCTTACCATCTTTTCCTTTGCGAGTATCAAAATAAGCATTGTTTCTGAATTTGGATCCATGAGAGTCGTTTGCATTTCTAACAATTGTACTATTTTTATCTAAACCATCCCAACATTGAACATCTTTTTCTTTTTGACCTTTCTTTTGTTCATCACAAAATACATATGAATAATTAACATCTTTACCTTTTCCATTTCGATTATCTAGTCTTCCACTTTTTACCTCCATCCATTCTTGTGAATATTCTCCAATAATATCGTTCTTTTTAAAACCTAATGGACCAGCAAATAAACCATTACCACCATTTGGAATAGCAGAAGGCGCCACATATAGATTTTCAATTAAAGTAGTATGAATATGACAGTATTTTGGATAGATGCCAATATGTAATTTACATCTTCTATTTGTTTCTGGGTCAATATAAATACATCTTTCATGACCAGGTTTAGTTTGAGCTACCTTCTCATAATCACTTCTTTTTGGCGAAGGACTAAACGGTCTTTTAGAGGTTTTAAAGTTTGGAGAACGATATTTCTTATTAGGACTTTTGAATTTTCTTAAACGTGCACCGCCACTCTGCATATTAATATACTATATCTTATTAAAAAAAATTTCTGCATTAATTAAAATTTATTTATTTACTTATATTAATGAAACTTAAAGTAGGTAATAAATATACTATTAAAGTAGGAAAAGAAATATTACATGTTAAATTATTTGAAATTGACGAAGATTTAAAAGTACTTTTATTTATATATTTAACCTCCCTTAACCCACTAAGCGCTGATATAATTATTGATTACAATGGTTCCCTTGATAACCCCAAATTTTATACAGGAAATGATGAAGAAGTTATTATAAAAGAAGGTATTAAAGGTAAAGCAACTAATATTTCTGAAACTAACCCAACACCTAAGAAAAAGACAAAAACTTCAAGTAAAAAGTCTAAAAAGTCTAAAAAGTCTAAAAAGTCTAAAAAGTCTAAAAAGTCTAAAAAGTCTAAAAAGTCTAAAAAGTCTAAAAAGTCTAAAAAGTCTAAAAAGTCTAAGTCGGTTAAAAGAAAGTCAAAAACAGTTAAGAGAAAATCTAAGAAGTCTAAATCAGTTAAAAGAAAGTCAAAAACAGTTAAGAGAAAATCTAAGAAGTCCAAGTCAGTTAAAAGAAAGTCAAGAACAGTTAAGAGAAAATCTAAGAAGTCTAAGTCAGTTAAAAGAAAGTCAAAAACAGTTAAGAGAAAATCTAAGAAGTCTAAGTCAGTTAAGAGAAAATCTAAGAAATCTAAAAGAAAGTCTAAGAAGTCTAAGTCAGTTAAAAGAAAGTCAAAGAAATCTAAGAAGTCTAAGTCAGTTAAAAGAAAGTCTAAAAAAACAAAAACTGAACCTAAAACCTCTAAGAAAAAGTCAAAGAAGTCAAAAAGTTCAGTTTAAATTTAAAAAATTAAAATATTAAAAAGTGTTTTCTACAACATGGTGAATATGATTCTTTTGCGCCGACTAATACATTTCCGTTAGAAGAAGATTCATGATTAATTAATTTAGTAAAATTTGCAGGTGTTCCATCTTTACAATAAACACATAATGCTGATAATTTAATAATTTCATCTGCTAAAGGTACTAATGAAATTATTTCACCTATAGGTTTCATATTAAAATCAGATGATAACCCTGCTACTATAAACATTTTACGAGCACGGAGATAGTTTAGTTCTGTATGTACAAAATCATATAAATCTTTATAAAATTGTCCCTCATCTATAATAATAATATCCGCATATTCATATTTTGAATTAAAGAAAGAATTTGTTTTTAGTTCTTTTAAATCTGTAACCATAATAGCTGGAAATGTTTTATTGTCATGTGTTTTCATAATACCCAATCCTTGTTCGTTAATTTCCATATCTTCATGACGTTCCTTATCTAAAATACTGTTAATAACTAGAATTTTATCTGTTATATACTTTAACCTATTTATTTCAGATAATAAAGTTGAACTCTTGGAACTAAACATAGGCCCAATAATTAGTTTAAGATAACTCTCATTAAATTGGTTTAACATCTTGTAATTAAATTGAAATGAGAAAATAATTTCAGTTTTTGATTGAAATTATTTTCCATGTATATAATAATATGTATCTATTAATACTTGGTATTATCTTTATATTGTACTTTATAAATACATCGAAAGAAACTTATGTAAATAGTCATTATACCCATAAACGTTTACCATATAAACCTAAAGAAGATGTATACATGGCATTTTTAGGAAATTTAAACGACTCTTATAATAAACATTTGAATGAAGTTAGTAAAGATTCTAATTCTCCAATTAGACAGAAAGCTTTATGTGATGACCGGATTAGACGACAAGTACAATCAAAAGCTTTAGATGATGCTTTTGATAAAGTACAGGATATGAATATTACAGAGTCTGAATTATTTGATAAAAGTATACCAAATGAAAGTAAAATACCATTTGAATTGGTGAAAAAAACAGCTAGGCAGTGTCCAAACAAGGCATCTACATTATGTGAATTAACAGAACCAATGTTGTATATGAGTCAAAATACAAGTTTTCCACCTAGATGGATATTTAAACCATATAGAGATGTTAATCTACCGAAACATACAAACTTAAAGTGTTGGGATAATATGTTAAATTGTTGTAAAAAAAATTTAGATTAAAAAAGACCCTTAATGGGTCTAAAATTAATTTTAACACTTACACTTACATTTATAATTTGAATTTATTAATTTCATTTTGTTTTGTTCGATTTTCTGGTGGAATGTATTTATATTTTAATTTATTAAAAATTTCTTCTTCACTTTTTAATATTATTGGTTTTTCTTTTTTATCAAGTAAGCTATATTCGTTAAGACGATAACCCATTTCAATAGCATCTTTTCTCATTATTATATTTAATTCTTGACTTCCTGTAAAATATAATACTGCAAATGGATATTCTTCTTGGCTTGTAATAAGAATGTCCATTCTTCTTGCATGTCTTTTTCGTTTGAGTTTAACAATTCCCATATACTTTTTATCACCAAGCGCTAATGAACTTTTAATGTAATTGGTGTCTTTGAGATTTTCAATAATCTTACACATCAAATTTGTTCGTTCTTCTGAAGTTGTTTTTCTGCGCAATGTGACTAACACATCAATATCACCAGATTCTTTGACTTTACGACGATAACTGCCAACAATTGTTATTTGAATATCTTTATCTAAATGAGATAAAGTTTCCAATAAATATGATTCATGTTGTTCCATTTCTTTTCGTGGAATTTTGAGATTGATGTCTTCATAATATTTTAATCCTATTTTTTGCTTATTGTTGAGAATATCAGGGTTCTCTTCTAACTTATTTTTAAGGTTATCGATAGAAATAATTTGATATTCTTCTACTAATTGTTTTGCCTTGGTTGCCCCAACTCCATGAATTTTCATGAGGTCATCGTAAACTTGTAGATTATGTTTTGTTCTAGCCTTTTCAGCTGAGCGAAGTTTTCCAGTTTTAAATATTTCATCAATCTTTTCTGTTATTTTTTTACCAATTCCTGATACTCCTTCTAAATCTTCCCAGTTATTAACGTTTTCCAAACTTTTCAACTGTTTAATAACTTTTTGATAAGCTCGTACTCTAAAAGTACTTTTTTCAATAGTATCTTTTTTTACTAGAGTTTCTAGTTCATCAATAATTATTTGTTTGTAATCCATTTCGAATCAGACATTTATTAATTAATTTGAATTTATTTCAATTTTTAATTTTATTAAGTTATATTATAAATATAAATGGCAAGTTACGCAAATACAAGAGAGAGATTTGGTGCTATAGAAATTTCACCTAATGGTTTTATAGATGCTAATGAAAATAAAGTTAAAAACGTTAAATATCCAACCCATGAAGGAGACGCTACAAATAAATTCTACGTCGATAGATTTACTCATGTAGGTGATGTAAAAATGTCTGTTTATAATGCTGATTTCTTTGGATGGTTAAAATGTGATGGACGTAGTTTATCTAGAACTACGTATGCTGCTTTATTCGCAGTTATTGGAACTGCTTTTGGAAGTGTTGATGGCAATTCTTTTAGTTTACCTGACTGCCGAGGACGTGTTTTAGGTACACTTGGTCAAGGAGCTGGATTAACTAACAGAGCCCTTGGTGCAAGTGTAGGTGCTGAAACCCATACTTTAACTATTGGAGAAATGCCAAGTCACAATCACGGAGTTACTGACCCAGGGCATACCCATACTTATATTAACAATACTAATAATCAAAATACAGATAACGCTTTCGCTAGCGAAACAGCTGCTGATGATGCAGATTTAGCTAAAACAACGGGAAGTTCTACAACTGGAATTACTATTAATAACACAGGTGGTGATGGTGCTCACAACAATATGCAACCTACCTTATTCATTGGACATGTATATATGTACAGTGGTCTTGAATTAGAAGAACCAGTTATTAATTTTCCTTTCCTTGGTTAAATTTTGATTAAATTTAATTAATTAAATTAAATTTAAGTATTAAATAGTTAAGGCATAAAAGTTGTATAGAATTTAGCACTATTAGACATACCAGTAGCACATTTACAATTTGATGGACATCTATACGTCCCATCACGTCTATTAACTTCACTACAGGCACTACAATCTAATACTAATCCTCTTAAAGCTGGAACATATCCAGATGGACATTCATCACCTGTAATAGCAAATCCTCCAGGAACAGCCCAGTTAGCACCTGTGTTAACCATTTTCTTGTAACCTCTAATGTAAGCATTGTCCCAATTAGGTACACTATTTCTAAAATTATTCATCGCATTTCCTATTTCAATATTAGTTTGTGTTTGAGGAACTCTTCGTTGACATGCAAGACCCATATGAGCATCATGAACAGTGTATATCCATGGTCTAGCTGTTAAGTCTTTACTAAACCAAGAAACATCTTCCATTTCTGTATCTAAATCAATAACTAATGCTTCTGGTTCTTGGACACCCATAAGTGTTGTTATTTCAGCATCCAATATATCCATACTTCTTTTACGAAGTTCAGAACTAGTAAATTTACACATTTCTTGCTTACGTAAATAATCTAATGTATGTAAGGGTGCACTACTTCTTACTGGTGGATTGTTAATTCTGATATTAGGAGAACATACATCACGGTAATATTGGTTTGACCATCTATACATTCGTAAATCGGTACATCGTTCCACTGTTGGGTCACATTGAGTTCCATTTGTACGTTGACAACCTCTGTCATCTATTAAACTATGTGAACCCATAAGAGCTGTCATTTCTTCCATGGTTAAATTTCTAAACTGAGCAAAAGTTGCAAATCCTTCTAAATTTAAATTAGACCCAGGTAATTTATTAGGTGGGTTTGGATAAATAGAATCATATCTTCCAACAGAAAATGGGAAAGTCGTATCGTCTTTTACGATAGCTGGTCCACCCTGAAATTCTGTTGCAACTGCACCACAAACTGCAACAATATCAGCAACAGAAGTATCATACCTTTTAGCTAATGCTAAAGCATTTTGTGATAATAAAAATGCCCAACTATCATAATTATTTTCAGTACGTCTAATTTCATCATTTGTTAGCAGAACAGAACCATCTGCTCCTCCGAATCCTTCAGAAATAGAAAAGGAATCATGTGCAGCTGCACGAATATAAAAGTTACATAAACGCCTATCATAACGACATGTTGCACGACAGCCTGAAACTACACTACGCCAATCGACCTTTTTAGGGTCATATGTATTAGTAACTGTTTTTGGTTTCCATGTAGGTAATTTTACCTGTAACGTTGGATTTTCTGCATCTTTAATTAAGAGATTGGAATCTGTCGTAATTTGAGCCGTTACAAAATAGGGAGCAACGAGAATTAAACTGAAAAGTTTCATTTAAATTTATTAATCGTATAATAAATTTAACTTTAAATAGTTTGTGTTTAATTCATAAAAAAGGACCCGAAGGTCCTAATTTAACTTTAATTGTGTTTATTTATTTTTTAAACTGGTGCAGCTGGAACATATCCATAGTAGCTTCCATCAGGGAAACGGCATACACCATTTTGACACGTTTCGCCATCAGTATACACGTGATTTGTATCACAAGTAACACCGTTTGGCTTACC